AGCATCAAGGGCGCCGACGGCGCACCTGGGCCGACGGTCGTTTCCGCTGACGCTGGCAACGCTTCGCGGCTGGGCACAGACGGCCGGCTATTCACGCCAGCGACTACGGTTCCGGCCGCCAGCACTACGGCCGGTCTGGCTGATACGTCGGCGGGCACGGTCGGCGCATCCGCGAACTACGCGAGGGCGGACCATACCCACCCTGCGGTGACTACGGTTTTCGTCCAGGCGTCGCGGGCCATCACGGCGGCCGACGCGGGGCGGATCCTGGTAAACAATTCCGGCACTACGACGGGCGTTACGTTTACGCTCCCACCGTCTACGGATACGACCGTTCCTATCGGAACCAAAATCGAAATCTACGACGCATCGAACACGGCGCCGACGGGGGTTCAAGCGCCGGCCGGCGTTTTGTTGCGCTATAACGCATCGCTCGTCGGCGGCACTCGGGGCACCCTTGGCGGCGGCGTCGCCGCTGGCGTCAGACTGCCGGACGTTTTCGCCCGCGTGATTCTGTTGAAGGTCGGCGCAACGGCCTGGTCACTTCTCGGATAAAGGGAACGAAATGGCAGAAGAAGAAATCCTCTGGCCCCTGCGGGCCGTCTCCACCGATCCGACGAACCTAACGACGCTCGACGCGGACGGGAACATTCTGACCAGTAGCACGGCGACAGACGGCCGCTACGTTCTCAAGGCCGGCGACACGATGACGGGGCCGCTCACCGTCCAGGGAGACAACGCGGAAGCTGCCTTCATCGTCGCCGCTTACTCCGACGCGGGAAACGCGGCGGTTCGTTTCCGCCGGACGCGCGGAACCCTGGCCGCCCCCGCTACGCTTCTTCCAAACGACTACATCGGGCGCCTCACCTATGCGGCGTCGGACGCCGGCGGCACGTTCCGAACGTCTGCGTTTTCTTGTCAGGTTGTATCCGTCGCCGCTACGGGAGTGGAGACGCAGTTTAATTTCATCCTTACTACATCGGCTGGCGCTACGCTAACCCCGTTGCTTGTCACCAAAGACGGCATTTCCGTTTCCGGCAACATCACCAGCACCGGCACGGCCCATACGTTTGCGCAAGGCTCCATCCCGTCGATTGCATGGGGGCCGATGGTTCTTCTGACGGAAGCGACGACCACTGGCACCATCGACCGCACAGATGCCGGAAAGATTCTTGTAGCCGCCCCGCCGGTCAATCAAGACTTTACGATGACTTTGCCCACGGCGGGCACGGCTGGCATCGTAAGCGGCATGGTGGTGGAGTTGGTTTCGAACATAACGTCGGCCGGAAAGTATTACATTATCCAAGCCCCCGCGGGCGTAAGTCTCTTTTACAACTCCACGCTAGGCGGCTCGGGTGATGGCACATTAGGCGGCGGCGTTGCGGCCAAAGTCCGTCTGCGCGGCCCGATGACTTCCATACGGCTACTGTGCGTTGATAGTGCGACTTGGTGGGCCTTTGGGGACTTGGTGCCGCTATGACTGACGAACTTATTCCGGTTCTCTCGCAAACCTCCGAAAGCCGCCCGCCGATTGATATGGGTGCGGAACCTGCCGGTATTACTCAGTCTGACTTTCAGGCAATGCGATTATCCGAGATGGCATACGAAGCCCAACAGGCAGAGTATGCCCGCGAATACGCGGAGCGGTGCGAACTTCTCCGCGCCGCCGTTCTCAAGCTGCCACGGCGAGAGGGCCCGAAATGAGCATCCGCCCTTGGCTGAGTTACACCTACCAGATGTTCCGTAGCCAATCGCCGGATATTGGGTATCAGCGCATCGCTTACGCTCAAGGCCGATACGTTGCGGTTGGGCATCAAAAGGCTTTCCCTCCAATAAACTCTGCCGACGCTGGCGGGCCTGTTACCGCTGCGGGATGTTCTTGGTCTACGGACGGGGTAAATTGGACAGACGCAAGGCTCCCGTTTGCGGGCACCACTACATTTTACAATTCCGTCTCCCATCGAACAGACGCTACGAACCCGCTCGGGATTTGGCAGGCGATTAGCCTTGAGAAAATAATAAACGGTGGAGTTCCCGGCGGGGTTGCGCTCACCGCGAATTACGCTGTTTCTACAGACAATGCGGCTACATGGACAACCGATCCGGCTGGGCGGCAGGCAGGCGTGGCCTTTTTCGGCAACTGTTCAATCGGAAATTTATTTTTTGCTCTCGGTCAGACGCAAGCGGGAGTTTCTATAAGCGACAGGGGTACGGGTTTTCGGACGGGAGCATTACGGAGAACAGAGGCGATAGGCGAGGCTATTTGGTCAACCGGCGGAGCCAGCAACGCGACGAGTGGAGTTTTCACGAACGGCTATGGTTCGATTGTCTTCAACGGTGGAGCTTACGCCGCCACCATCAGAGATGCCCAGTGGGGCAATCGTGCGCTAGGGGAAGCTGGGATGTACGCTACCTCGGACACGATTTGGTTCGCCAACGCCAGTGCATGGGTTGCGCTGGTTTCGGAAAACCCCGCCACAAATACTCCGTATCGGTATCGCAACATCTGGGCAACGCGTAACGGAACGGTGTCGTGGACTAGAGAAGCACAGCTACCCTACATCCCAGGCGTCAAGGGGCCTTATTACCAAATGGCACTGGCTTCCAACACTGGAATAATGGCGGTTGTTGGGGACGGTGTTCTTCTTGCCAGCCGCAACCTTACCGCGTGGACGGAAATTGCCATCCCCGCTGGTGCATGGCGCGGCATTGCCAGCAACGGAACCGATTTCGTTTGCGTCTCTGCCAACGGCGACCGGCTCAAGGTTTCCGGCGTTAGTATTTCCGGCCGGCTTCCATAGGGGAACACGATGCCCAGTAGGCCGCCAGCATTTCGACCGCCTCGGCTCCGGAAAAAGCCTCGGCCCGCTGGTCACAATGCCCACTACCTAACGCCGCAATGGAAGGCGCTACGGCAGACGATCCTAGTTCGCGACGCGTACACCTGCGCCGATTGCCGGCGCGTCGTCGTCGGCCTGGCGGCGCAGGTGGACCACATACTAGCGCTGAAGGATGGCGGGACCGACGCGCCGGAAAATTTAGCCGTCCGGTGCAACGTGTGTCACGGGCGCAAAATCCGCGACGAACAGCGGCGGCGATCGTAGGGGGGGGCCAGACGCTCTAAACCCCCTACCTTACGGAACCTCCGGTCCCGCTGCCTGCGGATTTCCTCGAGTTGATGGACGATTTCGGCGGCGGAAATTATCCTAGTTCGGAATCCACAACACCCGAAAGCGACGGAACGCATGGGAAAACGCGGCCCGCGGAAAACGCCAACGGTTCTCAAGATTCTCCAGGGGAACCCGCGGAAAGAAAACCTAACCGCCATCCAACGAGCGGAACCGAAGTCGTCCCCATCCGGCATCGAACCGCCGGACGACCTGGAGGGCCTGGCCCTGGAGAAATGGAACGAGTCGGTCCCGATGCTCTCAACCATGCGGGTATGGGGCAAGTCGGAGCGGGAGACATGGGCGCGGTATTGCCGGCTCCATCAGCTATGGCACGAATGCTACGGGATCGTCCGGAAAGAGGGCCAGGTCTACGTCAAGGCGTCCGGAATGCTGTCCCCGCGGCCCGAAACGTCGCTGTTGATTCAATATGGAACCCAACTAATTCGCCTTGAATGCGAATTCGGGCTCACCCCGGCCAGCCGATCGGGCGCCACGGTCCATGAACAGGAAGCGGACCCGATGGCGGATTTTCTCCGGGAGGCTCAATAGCCTATGGCGAAGGCATCGCGGCCCCGCGGCCGGCCGCCGAAGGATAGACCGCCTGGCTACGATCGGCCCGAATACGTCCCCGGCTACGTCTTTAACCAGGCGAAGGCAGACCGGGTTTGCCGGTTTATCGAAACCTTTTGCATCCATTCCAAGGGGCAATGGGCCGGCCAGCCGTTCCGGCTCATGGATTGGCAACGGAAAGACATTCTGGAACCGCTGTTCGGCTGGGTCGACGCGGAGGGCCGGCGCCGCTACCGGACGGCGGCTATCTTCACCCCGAAGAAAAACGGGAAATCGACGCTTCTATCCGCTCTCGCGCTCTACTTCCTATTCGCGGACGGGGAGCCAGGCGCGGAAGTCTATTCGGCCGCCGCGGACCGCTTCCAAGCTGGCATTATCGCCCGCGAATGTTTCGCGCTGGCGAAGTCGTCCCCGTTTCTCTCGAAAAACCTGGAGGTCGTCGAGAGTCGGAACACGATCGTCCACCGGCAAAGCTACTCGCGGTATTCCGTACTCTCCGGCGACAATTTCCGGGCGGAGGGTATCAACGCGAGCGCTATCCTGTTCGACGAATTGCATGCGCAGCGGGACCGCCGTTTATTTGAATCTTTACGCTACGCGGGGGCTGCGCGGCGCGCTAGCTTGCTCATAAGCATCTCGACGGCCGGTTTCGACCGCGGCCCGAATGCTATCTGGTGGGACCAATGGCAGTACGCGGAACGGGTCCAGGCGGACCCGTCCGTTGACCCGACGTTTTTCGGGAAGGTCTACGCGGCCCCGGAACAGTCGGAGCCGGAAAAGTATTTCGACCCGAAGCTCTGGCGCCAGGCGAACCCGTCGCTCGGGGTCACGATTTCGGAAAAGTCGTTCGCGGCCGATGCCGCGGAGGCCCGCGCCCGGCCGGCGTCCCTCAATTCCTGGCTCCGCTACCGGCTGAACGTCCCCACGCAATCGGACGTTCGTTGGTTCTCCCCGGAAACCTGGGCCGCCGGCAACCTCCCGCCCCCGGTTCCCCTGGCCGGCCGGCAATGCTGGCTCGGCCTGGACCTGGCAAGTACCTACGACATTACGGCCCTGGTCGCGCTGTTCCCGTCGGAAGATGGAACCTACGACGTTGACTGCCGTTTTTTCGTCCCCCGGAAGAATGCCGCCGAAAGGGAACTGAAAGACCGGATTCCCTACGCGCAATGGCTGCGCGAGGGTCACATAATCGGGACGGACGGGGATATTTGCGATTACGGGGTAGTCCGGGAGCATATCCGCCAATATGCGGCGGCGCACCAGGTTATGGGCCTGGCGGCGGACCGCTGGAACGCGGCGGCGACCATGACGCAAGTTCAAGGGGACGGAATCGAAGTCTATGGTTTCTCGCAAGGATTCGGGGCTATGTCGGCCCCGTCAAAGTTGCTCGAAACGCTGGTCGTCGGTCGGAAGTTGCGGCACCAATCGCCCGTTCTTTCGTGGATGGCTGGAAACGTCGCGGTCCAGGAAGACGCGAACGGCAATATCCGCCCATCGAAGAAGGCATCGACCGAAAAAATAGACGGCATCGTTGCCCTAACTATGGCGCTCGGCTTGCATTCCTCCGCGCAGGTCAAGGCGGCTCAATCTTGGGATCTAATCGAACTATGATTGACGCCGCCCCCGGCTACGAAACAGACGACGCCTACCGGCTTTTGGAAATGCGGTCCGCCTGGGGCGGCACGACGTTGCCCCCTATCAACTGGTCGGACGAATCGACGGCGGCAAAGTTCCAAGCGGATCCCGTTTCGTCACTCCAGGTATCGGCGTTCCTGGCCTGCGTTCGCGTTTTGTCGGAGTCGGTCGCTCAATTGCCTTGCCATCTCTACCGGCTCAACCCGGACGGTACGGCGGACAAGGCGGTCGACCATCCGCTCTATACGCTCTTGCACGATCGGCCGAACCCCTGGCAATCGTCCTACGAATTCCGGGAAACGCTCGTCGCCCATACGGCGACCTGGGGCAATGGTTTCGCCCGAAAGGTTTTCGACGGGGCCGGCCGGGTTGTCGAACTTTGGCCTATGCACCCGTCGCAGGTTTCCGTATCGCGGCTGGCGAATAACGCGCTCGTCTACACGTTCAGCGAAATCGGCCTACCTCCGCGGCAATTCACCGACGACCAGGTTTGCCATATACGGTGGCTGTCGGATAACGGCTACCTAGGGATGGTCCCGCTGTCGCTTCAATCGGGGATTATCGGCCTGGTGCGGTCGATGGACCGCTATTCCCAAAAGTTTTGGCAAAACGACGCGCGGCCTGGCGTCGTCATGGAATCGAACCAACCGATCCCGCCGGAGGCCGCCGACAAGCTGCGGCAATCTTGGGAACGAATGCACCGCGGGAGCGAAAACGCCGGGCGGACGGCGATTCTGCCGAACGGAATCACGATCAAGGAACTATCCGGCGCGTCGAACGAATCCGCCCAACTCATCGAAATGCGGGTTTTCTTGGTCCAGGAAATCGCCCGCGCGATGCGCGTTCCTTGCAGCATGATCGGGGAAAACTCCCGGTCGACGTTTTCGAACGCGGAACAGGAACAGCTATCGTTCCTGCAAAACACGCTTGTCGCCTGGTGCCGGCGGGTCGAGTCGGCCCTAGAGCGTTCGCTACTCTCCGGGATGCCTGGTTATTCAATTCGGCTCGACGTTCGCGGGATGCTGCGCGGCGATTCGGCGGCCCGCTCGGCTTACTACGGGGCGTTGTCGGCGCTCGGGGCTCTGAGCCCGAACGATATTCGACGGCTTGAAGATATGCCGCCGATCGCGTCGGCCGGCGCGGACGAATACTACCTCCCGGCGAACAACCTTTCCCCGCTGTCGCGGGTCGCGGAGCCGGAGGACCAGGCGGACCCCGCCACAAGTACGGCGGTCCTGGCAATCCTCCAGACGGTCGCGGCCGGCACGATCACGGCGGCATCGGCGGAGGCGCTTATTCTGGCGGCGTTCCCCGAACTGGACCCGGTTCTAGTCAAGGCAATGGTAGAGGGCGCGGAGCCCCCGGCGGAGGAAGCAACCGAAACGCCGGCGGAGGAATCCGTCGAGGCGGTCGCGGAGGCCGCGGTCGAAGTCGAGGCGGCGAACGAACCCGAAGCAATGGGGGAGACGAATGGAAATTGAACGTCGATCGGTCCCGCTGGCCGAAGTTCCGGAGGCGGTTTGCCTGGAGGAACGCGGGGATGGCCGAATGGTTTTCCGCGGGCTGGCGGCCGTGTTCAATTCCCTATCGCAAGACCTGGGCGGGTTCAAGGAAATCCTCTTGCCTGGCGCATTCGATAACGTCCTGGCCCGCCGGCAGGATGGCCCCGGCCGGCCGTCGGCCGCGTCGAAGCGGGAGGGCGATTGTATTGCCTGTTGGAATCACGACCCGGCGCAGTTGCTCGGCCGAACCTCATCGGGGACGCTGCGGCTTTCTGCCGACGACGTAGGGCTCCGTTTCGAAATCGACCCGCCCGATACGCAACTGGCTCGGGATCTTATTTCCCTAACCAGGCGGTCCGATGTTTTCGGGGCGTCGTTCGCGTTCACGGTCGATTTCGCGGATGAAACATTCGAACAGACGGAGGACGGAACCGTGAGGACCATTCGCGCGGTTTCGGGCCTTTACGATATCTCCCTGGTCACGAACCCGGCATACATGGCGACGGAAACCAGCGTCCGAAGCTACGAAGCCTGGCGGGCGGCATCGGCGCGGCCGGAGCCGGCCATTCCGGAGCCGGCCGTCGAGGAATTGCGGGCGGCCTGGCGGAGCGTCCGTTCGC